AGCTGATGCTGCAATATCTATAGGAACAATAACTGCATAAGGTCTTGATGATTTTATTCTTATTGTTGCTAAATTATAATAAGTTCCAGCTGTTGTTAAATTAACCCCTCCAAGAGACGCAGTTCCAATTGATTGCCTTAGTCCTCCAGGAGCATAACCGCCTTCAATCATAGTTGTAGAACAAACTTGTTGTAATACTGCTGCCCCTGATATTATACCTGTTGTCTCAATCTCATATCGTATTGGTAGGTTTGCTGATTGCATATAAACAGTTGATAGACTATTGGCATTTAAAAATGTGTGAGCTACAATAAATTTACCATCAATTACAAACCCAACTCTTACAGCTCCCATACCTAACCATTCATAATCAGAAAACATTATAGTTGCTTTAGTTGGATCTAATGTATAACCAGATGCACCTGTTCCGTCTAACTTATCTCCATTCCAAGATGATTGTGCTACATCATTATCCACTGCAGATCCTGTTACATATGTTCTTCTTACTATCTGATAAGCAGTTCCTGTGTCTTCAAAGAATATTCCATTATTAGCATCAAACATTCCAACACGTTGTTCTAACCCAGATTCTTGAGCATTCATTACGAATGTATTTAAATTTAATAATGACTTACCTGGTTGATAAGACATTACTCTTTTAGATTGTCTAATGACTTTGTCACCACTAGCTGTGGTTACATTTAAATTAACTGTAGATTTATTTGCAGTGTAAGTAACAGTTCCAGATCCAGTTAATGATTCATCAAATAAACTATTCTTTGACATAACATTAGCACTATCAAATATCGTAAGTGGATTAGATACTCTTAATCTTCCAAATGCATCATAAGCAGTGGATCCATCTCCACCTCCAATAACTGTTGGTTCTACATTAACATTATTACATGAACTCATTAATTCCTCATTGTATACCAAGAAACTCTTTCGACTTCTTGTTTTAATTCTTCTTGAAAAGTTGTATTTAATTTATCCTTTAAAGTTTGTAAAGATTGTGCTACCTGTCTTTGATTTTCCTCAGTATAAACTGGAGTTGGTTCTGGAATATACAAATCAACTTTAGCCATTATCTCATTCCATCAGGTTGTACATCAGCTCTAAAAGTTCCAAATCTCCAATTTTGATCTGTCGATGTATTTGCAATTTTTAAACTAGCAAATCTTGATCTTGCTCTAGTATCTACTTTTTCAGTTGAGCTATTAATTGTAAAAGGGCCGAGAGGCGAGGAGCTTGCAGTTTGAGACGGGTAACGTCTTAAATTTATGGTAACCTGTGCGTCTCCAGTAAGTAATTTAAAGTCTGGTATAAACCTTCTCATACTCATGAAGAATTGACCGTCTCCACCTGTTGATAAATCAAAATCTCCAGACTGAATAAATGCAGGTATAGCTGTTTTATTTCCATCTGAGTCGACTTCATTATTTCCAACTTCATGAGCATAATATGTTGATGCACCATTAGCATTTGTAACTCCTTGAATAGTTGGAAAAGAAGGAGTTCCTGAAACATTAAATTCTGTAGCATATGGATTTTCAAATAAAGTTGAATCATGCCAAGATGATCTTGCTAAAGATCCAGTTGTCCAAGTGTTTTCTGTATAATTGTAAGTTACAACTCTATCAATTTGGTCTGAGCCTGATTTTGGATAAAACCAATTTATCTCTTCATATAAATGATTTATACCGCTGTAAATTTGTTCACCTGCACCGTAGTTAATACCTAAATTAGATCCTTTATTTGTGAATACAAAATCTTCAACTAAGCATGGAAGTGATTTAACGGTACCATCATAAACAAAAAATCCTCCTGCTTGACCCATCCAAAACACTTTACCATTAACATATCTTAAAGCATGTTGTCCAATCAATCCACAGTTACTACCTACTTGTCTGATAGAAAATGTAAAAGGGGGGCCTACAAATTGTATTACGTATGCTGAAGTATCAGTTAAAATTAAAATATAATCTTTTGCTTTAGCTGCACCTATAATTTTTACACCAGAGTCTAATCTAAATGTACCAGCGGTATTAATTGAAGTGGGGCTGTAATCTGAAATACTTTCTTGATCAGAAAATCTTATAAACATTTTATCTTGAGTTCCTGTTGATCCTATTGTTGTTTCAGTTCCAAGTACAATTAAATGCCTATCTCTTTCTGAAACAATAGACATTACTGATCTTGTAGGTGCTCCACTCACTACTGTTGCTCTTGTTGTAAGAGCATTGATATTAGAGTTTATTGGATTCCATTCAAATGTTTTTCCGTTTTTAACAGTTGCTATAAGTTTTTGTCCAAAGTGATCTAACGACCATGACGCAGGATCTAAAATTACAGTAGTAGTTAAAGATGAGGATCCCCAACCTGTATAGACTTCTACAGATGATCCATCAACATGAGCAGACCTTGTTCCTGCAACATCTCTTGTAATACCTGTTAAATCATTTCCTGAAACACCTGTATATGAAATAAATTCTGCTCCTACTTTTATTGTGCCTGTCGTTGGAAATACAGTTGTGGATGTAAGTGTGATAGATGTTCCTACACCGCCAGTACCGTTCGTATCATCTAATAAAGCTCCGTTTAAAGTTCCTAAAACACCAGAAGCTCCACCATATGATGCTGTTCCCCATCCATATCCACCACTTTGATTTAATGGCCCAACATTAATATAAGGATTTACAGTGGCTGAGCCTCCTGCCGAAACAGTTGCATTTGCTACAGTTGCCATCGTAATTGTAAAAGTATCGTTTGTTGGAACAGTTACTACTTCAAAAGTATTTGTTTCAAAGTCTGCATCTACATATCCTGCACCAGGTGTTGTTACTGATGTAAATGTGAATAGATCTCCTGCAAGCAAGCCATGAGCGACTTTATTAACTATTACGGTTGCTGATGTATCTGTTGTGTCAAAAGTAATTCCTGTAATTGCGGTATCTAATGGAGTAATATCATAAAAAGATTCTCCATAGTAAATAAACAATCCTTTATTAGATCCAAGGGCTATATATTTTCTCCCATCTAAATCAGCCCAAACTAATTGTTCTCTTACAGCACCGACTATAGTCTTAGAGGTTATTTGTTCCCAACCACCTATTTTTTCTGGTAAACCATATCTAAATCTAACAAAGTCTCCATCAGTCCACTGGCCTTCAGCTCCTGTCTGAGTTACTTGTTTGTTAAATCCTGGTCTAATTTGTATATCTGTTAAAGGCATGGCACATTATACCATACTGTTTATTTTTTTAAATGTTATCTAATGGTAGTATAGAACTTGCTATTTTTTACAGAAACTATACTATATGTTTTTTATGAATCTTTCTATAGAAACCCCACTTTTAAAGGCCCATTTTAATAATCATTTAAACATTAAAGATAACCTATTATTGTTAATTGATCGATCAAAAATTAAACCCGATAAAGTACAATTTAAAGATAATTTTCACAAATTGGATTGGAATCAGTCTTTTGATTTTAATAGACCTTGGGTTAAATACTGTATTGCAGATATTCAAAATCAGCTATCAAAAATGAGTTATGATATAGGATTTAAATCAATTCAAATAAATCAAATATGGTTTCAACAATATGGTAATCAAGGCACTCATGGTTGGCACATTCATGCTAATAATTTTACAGGTGTTTATTATTTAGAGTTTGATGAACATCAATATACTCAATTATTAGATCCTCTTGATTTAGATAGAGCCATTTCATTAAGAGTTGTGGAAGGTGATTTTATTGTTTTTCCATCTCATATTATACATAGATCTGGTGTTAATCAGACAGAAAAAAGAAGAAGTATAATTTCTTTTAATTTTGATGTAAAAGATATTAGAGATGATTTATTAAAAGAAAGGACTATTAAATATGTATACTAAAAAAGAAGTTACTTTTATAGACGATGTATTAACAAAAGAAGAAAATTTAGCACTACTAAATAAACTTTGTTATCACCAATGGTATTTAACTCAATGTAAAGACTACGGTTCTTTAATAGGACCTTTGTTCTCTGGTAGAAGTGGTGGTTTTAGTGTTGAGACCTTAAAAGACGGTAAACCTTTTGATTCTCCTTTAAATAAAGAAGCATATAAAATAACAAAAAAAGTTTGTGACACATTGGAGATAAAGAAGTACAAAATAATAAGATTTTTATGGAATATGTATTTTCAAAGAAACCATACTGATTATCATCAAGACGAGTATACAGAAGATTATTTAAGTATTTTATATAATCCCCACACAACTGATGGAGGAACGTTTGTTAACAATATCTTTCACGTAGATAAAATGGGTCAAGCAAAAGTTTATAAAAGCATGGTTGAGCATAGAGGTAATCCTCCATCAAAAGATGCTATTCGTTTTAATTTAAATGTTTTAATAAAATGTTTCAAATAAAAGATAATTTTTTACCTGAAGATGAGTTTTTAAAAATAAAAAATACTTTACTCACTAATACTTTTCCCTGGTACTATGTAAATAATGTAGCGAATCCAAAAGATAATGCTATAGGAAATTTTTATTTATGTCATACGGTATATGAAGATCAAAAAATACTGAGCCAACCAGCTCTTAATTTACTTGGACCCATTCTTTTAAAATTAAAAATAAAAAAACTTTTTCGTGTAAAATGTAATTTTTATACTCATACCCCTAAGATAAAAAAACATGCGTTGCATCATGATCATGATGACCCTAAATGTAACAGTGCTTTATTTTACATTAATAACAATAATGGATACACAGGACTTTTAAAAAATAAAATAAAATCTGTTGAAAATAGAATGTTGTTTTTTAAATCACATCAAAAACACCACAGCACAACATGCACTGATCAAGACGCAAGAATTAATGTAAATTTTATTTATTTTTAAACAGATAAATTAAAAGCTATTGAGATTCTTTCTTCATCACTTAAATTATCTTCTACTGAATGTTGTAGCCAAGATGGAAACATAACAAGTTGATTTTCAACAGGAGGCAATATCCAATTTCCAGAGTTATGTTCTTTAAACTCTGAAATAAGACTATCCTCCCAAGTGTAAGTCATAGAAAAATCTGAAGGATGATGAAAATTTAAATCACCACTTTTAGAATTTGTTTTTACATAATAAGTTCCAGAGACCAGGCATCTTGGATGCACATGTCTAACATTATAATCTCTGTGTTTATTTATATTTATCCAAGCATCTTTTATAGACAATGGTTTTTTTAAATAACAAAAATTTCTATATGTTTCTGCTAATTTTAAAATTTCGTCAAACAACGGGTTTAAAACGTCATGTACACCTGTTAAGGGTGGTGATTGCCAACCGCCTCTATTACTTACATCAGCTGTTTTAGTCTTGTCTCTTAGTTCCTTACAATAAATAGCTATATCATCAGTTTTTAAATCTAATTTTTCAATAAGAAGGGGAATAGGAAAAATACCTGTTATCATTTAGCG